CGATATATATACCTGTCGGGCAAGGAACCGACGAGCACCACCAACCAACTGAAACGGAGACAATCAAATGCAAACCATCACCTGCAACATCAAAGACCTCGCCACCATCTGCGCCGACCTGACCAAGAACGGCATCGTCTTCGAGGCAAGAACTTGCGACATCCGCGAGGGCAACGACGACGAATACATCATCACCATCACGGGCTTCTAGTCCACCACTACCAACCAACACCATCACCACTTTCAACGGAGACAATCAAATGAACACACTCAACTACACAGCCAACGATCACAACGGAACCACTTTCTGCTCTTGCGGATGCAAGTACTGGGACCAGTGGACTTCACAGATAGCAACTAGCAACTACGAGATGCGGTCAGACTTGCACGTCACCTGCGCCTCATGCGGGAAAGATCTCAACGAGACTCTTCCCGGCATCAAGACCGGGACCGTGTACTACGAGAACCTGACAACGACTCCCGATCCCGTCGCATAACAATCACCACCACGAACCAACGGAGAACAATCTAATGACAACCTCAATACCCAAGCCTGTCGCCCGTCTCGTGAGCCCTACCGGGAAAGCTCACCTTAGCAAAGCAATCCAACGAGAGAGATCCATAGCTGTGAGAACAGCAAGCCGCAAGAAGGTCAGTCTCATGTCTGAGGTCCAAAGGCGCGACGGTGTTACACAGACCGTGATGAACCGAAAGCACTACCCTTCAGAGATCATCTACACGCAATGGACTGCAATCATCTGCACTCTTCACGATGGTCGCATCGTCAGAACTCAGAAGACTCGATGCTTCAACACACAAGAGGATGCAACTGCATGGGCTGAAGACGCACTAGACAAGGCTTGCCGTAGGGCATACGAAAGTCAGGGTCGCCGTCGACGCTCAGGTCAACAACTTCACTAGTCACCACAAACGGAGAACCCAAAGATGAAACTCATAAAGACATTAGCCTTACTCGTTGCCCTATCTTCTTGCGCCTTCAGCCAGACCTACACATGGCGACAGACCCTAGACGCCATCCGGCAAGTAGAGACAGGCGGAGAGCCTAACGAAGGAGTCGGCGCAAGAGGCGACAGGGGCAACGCGATCGGCCCCTACCAGATTTGGCGCGTGTATCATTTCGATGCAGCAGAGAGAGACACAGGGCTCACCAGCTATGCGAACTGCCTCAATGACAAGGCGTACAGCGAACGAGTCATGCGCTCCTACATGAATCGGTACAACCGTGCATCGCTTCGAAGGCTAGAGCAGGGCAAAGGCTCTCTCGAAGATGTGATCCGCACAGCGCGGATTCACAACGGTGGACCGAAGGGATACCGCAAACAGGCCACACTCAAGTACGCGAAGAAAGTTGAGGCTGCTCTCTAATGCTGTTCGATCAATACAAGAAGATGCTGGATCGAAGGAGCGTTCGATACGGAATCGACGAGAACCTCAAAGACTCTATGCACGATGCAGATAACTCACCGCACTTAGACTTCGGCACTTTGGGTCATTGGGAAGAGAGCGAGTACAACGGTACTCCCCTGAACCCTAAGGAGTTCTTCCTACCGTTTGACAATGTCGCTGCTGAAGCTGCGATGATCTTCAAGGGTGGAGAGAAGGGTAGGATGCTGCTCTTGACTGGTCGCCCTAACGGAGATCCAGAAGCCAATCTTGTTGACGATGACTGGTCCATGATGATCGGCATGACTTCGAACGAAGCTCCGAACTTGATCAGGATCTACAAGGCGCTTATGAAGGTTCACCGCATCCGCGAAGATCGCCACAGACGAGACGATTACAAGTGTGCGCCGTTCTCTGACTGTGTCTACGAGATCAACTCCGGCAAGTGTGTGTACTCTTGGTGCGGAGATCCTGACATTGCCAAGACAGAGAACGAGAAGACGAAGAAGGAGATTGAGAGCTTAGGCGAACACATGGTCACACTAGCTACGACGATGTTGAGCTTGATTGAAACCGCGAACAGTCCTGCGAACTGGATCGTAAGAGTCTCTGATGAACAGGCGCGAGTCGTGAAGCGTCGTGGCAAAAGAACGAAAGAGAATCGCACACGCTACATCGTTGTGCCTGACAGAGATCTAGACAAAGTCTTGCGTAGATCAAACGACGCGAGCGACTTCATCGAGAAGGCTCCGCACAGAAGACGCGCTCACTACAGAAGGCTTGACTCTCCACGCTATCGCTTGAAGCGCGGACAGCGGATCTTCGTCAAGGAGTCTTGGGTCGGACCGAAGGAAGCTGTCATCGGCTCAGAAAAATACACCGTACTTACCTCGCTGCCTAGCAGCGCCAACTAACCAAACCCAAACCCAAACGGAGAATGAAATGGGAGTAGATATTTACTTGAGATGGAACCTGATCACAGACGAAGAGATCGAAGCGCAGTACTGCGGATTCGATACAGGCGTTGGAAAGATTGGATACTTGCGAGAGGCTTATCATGGTGAGCCGTACCCCAGCAAGATCTTGATGCCAGAGTCTTATGAAAGCTCGATGTCGCCGTGCAAGATTCCAGCCGCAACTCTTCGCGAGAGACTACCTGAAACAATCAAGGCTGCGATCAAACGCGAACAGGATCTGTATCACACAGAAGGTGTCGATGAAAACTACCCTTCGGTCAAGAGCTACACAGACTTCGTTGAGTTGGCTGAGAAGCTTGAAGCTGAAGGACAGGAACCTGTCATCGTGAACTCTTACTAGAGGAGAGTTGAGCGTGACAAGATTTGCAAAGATGAGCGGAGAGCAACGCTTCACAGAAGATGAAGTGATTGCGCTGCAAGCGTTAGCCGAGCGCGGATGGACAGAGTTCAAGAAGGACCGTGATCCAGCCAAGCCTTACGGAGCGATCGCGCTAACTCCTCGATGCCGGACAGCGATGATCACAGCGATGGACAAGCTAGACCATGCGAAGCGTCGACTTCAGGATGTTCCGAAGACGAATGAAGAGCTTGAAGAAGAGGAGTTCAGGATACGTCCAGACTCTTGGGAGGCTGCCCACGGACGTTAAACGAGGCTTCTTGAGAACAGGAGGCTGTAAGTGATAGCAAACATATCACTTGCAGCCTCAAAAGTTCTCGCCTGTTTTTCCCGAAAAGGTCGACCCATCTAAGGGGACATAGTCGATAACTCTAGTGTCGGGCAAGCGCCTGACTCACTACCACCACCACTCAAACGGAGAACACTCAGATGACCACTCACCACACCACACTCGGCTTCGAGATCGAATTCAAGCGCACCGCTAACCTTGACAATGCTCTTCAGAACATTCGTCAAGCTGGTCGCGACAACAACAAGCCCGCACTCACTAACGTAGTTGACGAGCGTCACCGCTACAACACTAGCTTCTTCACCGATCGCTGGGTTCAAGGTTACGACTGCTCTTGCGGATGGGAGATCAAGAGCCATCCCCTTACCGACACTGCAGAAGTTGAAGCAGTCATGAAGGGCATCCGCCAAGCTGGTGGAACAGTTGACCGCTCTTGCGGTCTTCACGTTCACGTCGGCATTGCTCACCTTAGCCTTGAAGGACATCGCCGTCTTGCCAAGCTCTACGCTCGCTACGAGCTTGCTCTTGACTCTCTCCTTCCTCGCAGCCGTAGAGGTTCAAGCGCGGGATACGCTCACTCAAACTACACAACGATCACAGGTCTTCAAGGTGTCGAAGGCTTCGACCTTAGCACTCACTTCTCAAACCTTGATCGTTGCGGCACTAAGCGACAAGTTCAACGCACAGCCAACCCTCGTGGCAAGTACAGCAAGATGAACCTTCAGGCTTACAACTCGAAGACAACAGTCGAGTTCCGTGGTCATCAGGGTACGCTCAACTTCCGCAAGATTGATAGCTGGGTTTCACTTCTTGCCAAGATGGTCAAGCTCGCTGACGAGTCGAGCCAGATCATTGCTAAGGTCGCTACCTTCTCCGAGATGCTTGACGAGTTGGTCGGCACGACAGCGCAGATCGAAGCTTCTAACATCCGCCGCCCCAAGGCTGGCACGAAGGGTGCACAGATTTGGGCTGCGATGGATGAGCTTTACTCGAACAGCTTTCGCAACGTCTTCCCTGTTGGCGGTGGAGTCAACCACGGAGTCGCCTCTGGAATGCTGATGACACAGCTTGGCTTCGCTCAAGGAACTGTCCGGACAGCCATCACACAATGGAGTCAGCACTTCGGAATGACACGCCGTCCTTCCGGAACGCGCTCCGGTCTTCGCAGCTACCTTGAGGGTCGCCGCACGACTCTCGCGAATCGCTAACATCTTGAGGAGGGGCGGCTGAACAAGTCGCCTCTCCGAGGTCCGAAGCTGTACCGCTTCGCTGACGAGGATCACGGAGATCCGAAACCTCGCAGACATTCACAACATCAACACCACAAACGGAGAATCACACTATGTGTGTCATCATTACAGGAATCAAAAAGAAGCCGACGCTGGTTGAGCTTCTCGCAGCCGAACTTCAGAACCCTGATGGGGGCGGTCTTGCATGGACAACGTCGAAGGGTGTCCGCTTCCTCAAGGGAGTTAGCGCGAAGGACATTCACGAACAGCTTCAGAAGCTGCCTAAGTCTGCAAGGTGGGTAGCTCACTTTCGCTACGCCACAGTCGGAGAACCTCAGGTAGGTCTTTGTCATCCCTTCCCGATTCAGCGAGACACAAGCCTCGACGCTGAAGGAACAGTAGACAGAGTTCTCTTCCACAACGGAACAGTTCCGGACTGGAAGCAGAAGCTCAAGGACATCACTCTTGACCCTGCGATCTCGTCAGAGGTTCCCGCTGGAGAATGGTCAGACAGTCGTGGAGTCGCTTGGCTTCTTGCTCTCAACGAAAGCACTAGACCGCTCAACTTCATTGAGGGTAAGTTCGTTGTCATGAACAAGAGAGGCATCAAGATCTATCCGCAAGACTGCACAGGCTGGAACCAGAAAGACGGAGTCATGTACTCGAACTCTTACTGGAGAAGGAGAATCCCTCAAGCCATCGCGAGCTTGGATTCAACTGACCGCAAGAAGACGCTCGCATCTCTTGACGGAATGAAGGGACACCGATACGGCAAGTCTCTTGTAGACGAAGCTCTTGAGCTTCTCGAAGATGACAGCGCTGAGAATGCTGCGATGGATCTTGCAGCACCGAAGAAGAAGAAGAAAGCCTCTAAGGCGAAGCCGAAGGTAGCCCGGAAGAACTTGAGGATCCGTCAAGCCAAGTAAACAAACGCCGTCGGATTGCGCGGTACGGTAAGCGAAGCAATCAAGGGTCGTGTCTTTGACCTGAGTCACATTCGCTTGCCACCCTACACTCTTGAGCGCGGACGCTTGAGAGCTTGCACCTAACCAAACTGGAGAAACACAATGTCAACAAACCTAAACCAAGCTTCTCATGAGTGGGCAACTCGACCTGCCGATCAACGCTTCTGGGATCTAAATGAAATGCAAACAGCGACAGCTTTCCATCGAAGCACCGCAACAGAACGCACCGTAGATTTTTCAACGGTTCGTCTCGACTCGCCTATCACAGATGATTCGATTCTGTTTGTAGACGATTCGGAAGACGCGCCCATACGAAGGAGCCGAATCGGTCACTACGCTTTCGGTCAACTCTGTCGGACCTTCGAAGCTCCTGCTTCATACCTTCGCAGTCTTCCGGCTAGTCTTGCTGTGGATTGCTTAGAGAACGGTAGGCGTAGATGGGTACAAGATTCATCCAACACAACGCGACAGCTTTTGTATCAAGGAACAAGCGACAGGGAATCTACTCTTCGCGCTGCGACTTCTGAAAGCTACGTTCGAGTTTGGAACACAGAGATTGTTCAACGCTTGCAAGGGCTTGCCTCTGAAGGCTGGGTAGTTCCCTCGGCAAGACCTGTAGGAGCAATCACCTCTCGGGATCGCATCGCAACTGAAGCTGATGTGATTGACTACGGCAAGGAGTCTGCGCTGACTGTAAAGGTTGGAGACATGATCACGCCTTCTGGTCTGTACGCTTCTGATCACGATATGTTCGCGTTCATGATTCATCCGGATGTAGTGATCAACGACAATCAAAGTCCGCACGGATTGAGGCGTGGCACGATGATCAGGCAATCGGAAGTAGGCGACTGTGCAATATGGAAGCTGGACTTTCTGTTCAACACCGTGTGCGGAAACCACATCGTATGGGATGCTTCTCAGATCAAAGAGACTCGCGTAAGACACATCGGCAAAGGTGTGCAAGAGAACTGGCAAGCTATGGTCAAGTCGATCTCAACTTACGCGCAAGGATCTGCTAACGAGCAAGAGAGCAAGATTCGAGAAGCGCAAGAATTGATCCTCGGCAACAGCCGCGATGAAGTCTTAGACCTTCTGTTCGGCAAGCGAATTGTCACGAAGAAGGATGCAGGAAGAGCTTACGACTTGGCTGAAGAGTTCGAAGCTGTGCATGGCAACCCTCGTTCAATGTGGGGAATGGTTCAGGGCATCACGCGCCTTTCGCAACAGACTGCTTACGCTGACTCGCGCGCTCGGCTGGACTTTGCCGCAGGTAAGATGCTCGCCGGAGCGATCTCTTTGAACTAGAATCTGGACAGCAGCGGTACAAGCCTTCTGTGGTGGAAGGTGCGCTGCGAGGATGAGCCCAGATCCCTCTCTTGGTAGGAGAGGGTCAGCCTCACAATTGCTGTCTCCGGTCTGGACGAATCCGGCCCTGTCTCCTTCACGGGAGATAGGGCTTTTTCGTAGGCGCTCTCTGAGGCTCTCAGGAGGCGACGAAGGTACTGAGCGCCCGATCTCCCCCGAGAGCAGCTAAAGTGCAGCAGAGAGCGTTACAGGAGCCCAGAAGGGCGAGTCGGGAGGGGTCCAGTCACCTCGGAGGCACGGATGGCTTCGCCCCTACCCAACTCGCAATAAGCTAGGCTGCATCTTCTGGTGCAGTCTTCTTGCGCTGTCGCGCCTTGCCGAATAAGGCTGCTGCTGCAGCACCGCCAACAGCGGCGAGGGCGGGATTCGCGCCAAGAAGCGTAGATACCACGCCTTCAGCAGTCCCGGCTTGATCCGCGATGACATCGCCAACAGTAGTTTCAACTTCGACAAGCTCTCCGGTTTCCTCGTCTTCTTGGAAGACGCTCATCGGAGCAGAGAGCAGCGATCCTACAGCAGCGCACGAAGGTAGAATCGTGATCGCTATGCAGAGGAAAGCGTAAGTAAGGAATCTCACTTCTTGCCTCCCTTCACTTCAGCAGACTTCGACAAAGCGCGCGCGATAGCGTAGCAACCAGAGCCGAAGCCGAGAGCGATGAGAGCCCACTTAGCAAGCTCCGGGTCATCGCCCATGATGACTGTGGTACAGATCCCAAGAAGACCTGTCTGACTCAGACCCTCAGATGAGGACAATAGTGATCCTGTTGAAACAGGACCGACGGATAGGGGTTCTTTCATAGTAGTAAGGGGAAGGGTTCAGGGTTGAAGCAAGAACGAAAGTGAACTTGCTAAGGATTAACTGTTGCCGATGACAACCCAGTTCGTGCCATCGCTGATGATTGTTCTGTAATCGTAGATCGCTGTCATGGTTACAGTTGTCGAGCCGTTGATCGTTTCACTACCGTCGCCGTCTAGGATGAGATTGTTTGAAGCGTGCATCTTCACAAAGGTCACAACACGACCTCTCGATGCAGCACCAGAAGCAGCCGTAGGAAGAGTCACCGTGATCGAACCTCCTGTAGTGTTACAGAAGTAAAGGTTCTTCGGACTCCCTGTTGCGTCATCAGCGAAAGCTGTAAAGCTCGCAGTCTTTGCTGCCGTGTTCAACTCAGACACTTGCAGGAAGTTGTTGTTGATCTTTGACGGGACTGACACAGAGAGATCGTCAGTCGATTCTAGTTCTTGATAGGTCATAGGTTGCCTCTAGGTTTGGGATAGATACCACTCGATGATATTCCAGCCGAGTGTGCCGAAGAGTCCAAGGATGCCGAAGAAGACCCAACGCCGAAGACCTTGAACTTCAATGATGAATCGTTCGATTGCAGTAACACGCTCACGAAGAACATGGAACTCTGTAAACAATCCTGCGCTTCCGTTTCCACGCAACGAATCGTCTATGCGTTGAACGTGATCTCTTATCTCTTTGATTGCTTGGTCAGTCATGCAAGTCTCTGGATGTAAAGAGTGCAGCCTCTCGCGATGGTGTCGACGGCTGCACTCGTTGTACTTTCACGATCAACTTTTAGATGAAGCGTGTCAGCAGCAGCGAAAGTGAAAGCGAACATAGGAACTGATAGCGCAGTCTCATCTTGACCGGAAGCTTCACGAAGGTAGCCGCCGTTACCAAGTCCGCCGATCTCTGTAGCCGTGCTGCTAGTTGTCTTGACGAATCTTAGCTTGCCGTTCCAGCGAGTAGGCGTACTGGAAGTTGCGTTGACACTAACATTCGCTGACATCGCATAAGTACCTGCCGTGTTGATAGTGATGAGGTGCTTGTTCGAACTGGTCGAGTGTGTGATGTCTTCAGTCGTTCCGGTGGTCGCTACGCCAAAAGCTGGAGAGTGCAAATTGAACTCGACAAGATTGTCAGTCGCAGATGCGTTGATGTTTTGGGTGGCTGTGTTGTAGAGGGTTACACAGACAGGAGGCTTGCAAGCTGGTAAGCCGCCGCCAGTCGATCCGTCTCCAATGAACAGAGTCTTGTCGTCCGTTGTATAGATGGGCTCACCTTGAGCGGGAGTCCCCAAGGTTCCATCACGACGGTCTTCATCCGTCCCTCTCTTCAGCTTGATCTCAGGCACTACTTGTCTGCTCCTCCACCGTTGTCGCCGTTCTTCTCTTTGTCACGCTGTGCAGGATCGCCAACGATCGAGCGCATAATCCCAGCCAGCGACGTGACCACCAAAGTAATGAGGCCACACAAGGAGGCGGTGACCTCTGGCTCCAAAAATAAGCAGGAGAACAGGAACAAGCAGACCATCAGCGTCATGTACAAACCTGCCCATACAGACAAGTGTTCAGCAGCCAAATCGCTTGCGCTCTTCGAGGCTTGAAGTTCCATCATGCGGCTACGAGCCTCAACTTCTTTAAGCAAGACAGCCGCGCGCGTATCTACGATTCTACTTTCTTCTAAGTCGTTCTTGTTTTGTTCAGCCATGCTGAGTCCTCCTAGGATTGCTGCGAACATATCGGACAGGGTTGTGGTGAATTACACTTGCCTAAGCCGACCTGTCCGCCACCTTCCGTGACGCAAGAACTGAGCAGCATAGTGATGATGAATAACTTCATGACCACGGATCTTTCTTCCGCGACTTGCGGACAACGACGATCATCATGATTGCTAAGAAGCCGACCAATCCGTAGATAACAGATGTAGGAGGCTTGCGACCCTTCATCTCAGGCAACTTGAATTCTAAGGGAGAGACTTCAACCGTAGTTTCTTCAGCATCAGACTCTTCGTCAACTGATGCGTAAAAGTCTCTGATAGCTCTACGCTCATCTCGGCTAAGGTTCTCATCTTCGAAAGAAGGGAGCGACCAAGTAAGAGCAGCGTAGGTTGATTCAGACTCTCCTTCGTACTCGAACATATTGCTATGCCCGGAGTATCCGCCGTTAGCAACGCCTGTCGTGTTGCCTTGACCGATCGTTAGCTCATCGGGCATAAGAATGTCGGCTGCTCCACCCCAAGTAGGTGTCTGACAAGATGCACACAGGAGCAGAGCCAGCAGGAGGATACATTGCACGGAGTAAGCTATACGAGTTGTCATAGTTAGAATGTTCCTCCGTCTACGTCTGCCGGATCGAACTCCGGAGGAACGTAGAGCTTTGCGGTAAATCTTGTGACCTTCGCCTGATAGGTAGAGGCTGGCCTTGTGAACACTAGACGGAACTGACACTTCCGGAAGAACACTTCCGAAGATTGGAAGGGGACGTATGACACGCCGGACAATGATGAGCCTGAAGTCCAACGCCATTCGATTGCAACATGAGCATTGTTTCTAGTTGCAAGATCATCATCCATCGGACCTTCAATAGACCACCTTCGACCCTCTTGACTGCCGAGCGTGAAGTCTAGGTCTGCAAGTGTCTCCGGTCTTGCTTGATGTCCTTCGATCATGCAGACGGGTATCGCTCTCTTTGCTGTTGTCAAATCGAACGCTACCATCTCGCAGTAGATCGGACCTAAGTCACTCACCGGAGAAGTGAAGTTCCATTGAAGCACTCCGCTTGCAACCTCTAGTTCAGTCGGAACCCCTGTGATCGAAGCGTAGTCGTTCTCTGCAATCTTTGTCTCTGTACTCTTCGCGTCTACAAATGCTGTCGATGTAGTCGTTGTGGTTTTAGTCGCCACGCCGTACTTGCCCGTCAACATCTTCGCTCTCGTAAAGATAGGGAAGTTAGTTTCACCTGCGGAGTTAGTAGCGCCTACTACGATTGCTTTAGAAGAGAACGCGCCAGCTTCAGGGGGAACGGTGAATCCGGGAGAAGAGATGACCCAGCCACCGATCCGAGATTCCAATTCGTTGACTCGATCGTCTTGACCAGACGCCACGGTGTACACCTGAGAGAATCCGTCGGTCCCGATCTCTACCGTAGGACCAGAAGGAAGTTGTGCAGTTTGAACAGGCGCAACATCGAAGAAAGCTGTGTTCATCACAGGCTCGCTTGTCCCTCTCCATCCGACTCGCTGCGCGCGAACTCGATAAGTCAGGTCTGATCTTAGCTCTTGCGAAGTGTATCGGTAAGACTGGACAGAGTAAGGCAAGGTCTGAACAAGTTGCGGATTGCTTTCCGCTCCGGCTGATGTCATCTCGGAGACGTACAGCCTGACTTCCTTGTAAGGCATCGTTCTTTTGGAAGGTCGAAGCGTAATGTCTATCGCTGGAACGGTCAGACCATTAGCGTCTCTGAAGGTTGAGTTCGAACCTTGCAGATTGAACGAGTCGCCGTCTGGTCCATCTGATCCGAATCCGTAAAGAGGACCATCGCCACCAACACCGGGAGACTTGAGATCGCTGATTGTTACATCAGGCAAGGTTCCGAAAGCTGTGTCTGTGTAGACCGCTTCAACGTACTCGATACCTGTCACCTGCCTCTGCATAGTCTCTGCGTCGATGGTGATGTCTGTGACAACCATGTCTTCAACAGACTGGTCCGTCTTGCCGAAAGAATAGATGTCGCCTGTTTCAGGAATCATCCCAGTAGGCGCGCTTACATTGAGATTCGTGCGCGCTGACTTAGTCGTTGAGCCTGATGTTGGAACTTCGTTTTGCGCGACGATCAAAGTGTCTTGAACATTCGCACCCCTTACCATGTCCGTTGATGAAGAAGAACGAACGAGGACTTCATAGGTAGAACCAGCAGTTAGCGTGACATCCCTGTCGAGTTGTATGTTACTGCCTTCGGTCCACGCTGTGACTGTGCTGCCGTCTGAGTCAGGGTTGTACAGCGGTCCCCACAAGAGTGTACCTCTGTGCGTGTTCTTGTTGATGTAGAAGCCCGTAGTGCCAGTCGCACCTTCTCCGTGAAGCCTCATTCCCCAGATGTCAACGACAGCATTGCCTGAACCGTCAGTACCTTGAACGATAAATTCAACGTAGAGGTTGTCATAGTCAGCGTCTCCGCTGAATGCGACGTCTACCTGATACCAGTTTGAGTCGTTGGTTGTGCTTGTCTGTTTAACTTTTGCGATCTGTGCAAGGTGTGAAGTCCAAGTAGGACTTGATCCTGTAGTGGCCGCAGAGATTGATCCTGCACCGTTCGGCGTGATCGTGTAGTGAGTCCTTGTTCCACTAAGATGACCATAGGTTCCAGTCGTTGTGGCCGAAGAGAACTGCACTTTGACCTGAGCGTTTGCACCTGCTCCGTTAGTTGCATCAGCGCGAACAAAGAAAGTGCAACACACCTTCTCGTTGGTCATGTTTCCAGCACCACTCGCTCCGGGCCAATTTGTTGGAAGAGTGAGAGTCTGCTTGATCGAAGGCGTATAGCTCGCCTGATCATTCGTGAACTGCATCACATAGCCACGATTCCCTGCGCTGGCTCCGGTGTCCCCTGTGTAAAACGGAGGTGCTACGGTCGTGGTGTGGGCGATCAAGTTGTCGCCACCGCCGTATGCGTTGTTGATCTTGGTCCAAGCTGCGTTCGTTGTTCCTTCGAGGAGTCCGTCAAGGTTGGAAGGATCACCAAACTGAAGAAGGTTGTTTCCTCGTCCTGTCGGGCTCGGCTTCCAAGTAGAACTTGAGGGTGCGTATGCGTAGTAGATACGCGCTTGAATGTAGTCTCCGACTGCGGCTGCTCCGCCACCTTGAGCGTCTCCGTTGTCGTAGAAGACCGTAGCTCTCCACCAACCTGATCCGATCTCTGCGATGTTGTAGGACAGACCATAGGGCGAAGAGGTCACCGATCCGCTGAAAGCATCAAAGACAAGGTCTCCAGATCCATCCCACTTGAACGAGACTGCGCTTGTCCTTTTTACGTTCGCCCCATCTGCGTCTACGAATCTGTAGATGTTAAGACGAATACCTTCAGAAGCTCCTGTTGATGGCTCTTTCACATACACAGAGAACTCTTTTTTCTGCGCTGTGTATTCGATGCGATCTAGAGGCGAGATCGCTACGTTGTCGTTGCCGGGGAACGGATAGAGTCCGTCTGCGGTAGCCACGGTCTGCGCTGCCCAAACATTCGTTCTGTTAAATCCGCTTCGACCAAGTTGGCCTGAAGGGTAGTAGACACCACCGTCCGAATCCGTCGGAAGAGAGTAGGCTAGTGCTGTGTTTGCATAACCTGATATCGGCGTTGCTGTTGAGTCTGCAACGATCAGAGATGTATTAGTAGCAGTACAGTTTCCTCCGTTTTGCTGCCAAGCGTTGACGAGGCTTGAAGAGCCCGGATGAATGTTGCTGACTGTTGCATCTGCTGCCAGTCTTCCAGAGTGTCCGTATTGAGGAACGTCATGACTTAGGAGAACACGATCGCCGGGAATCAGATGAAGAGCATCCGGTCCCACCTTGAACTTGAACTGTCTTCTTTGAAGAGCGTACTTGTTAAGCCTGTAGTAAGCGTCTCTAGTCGCTTGACTTGCTCTCGTTATGCCTAGGCGACTTGTGCGTTCTTTCCTAGTCTGACCGAACGCTGTTGGGTTCTGGATAGATGAGTGATCAACAAGAATCGTGCGCCTCTCGTAGCCATGGTTCTGATCAAGTATCTCAGACTCGATTGAGTTCGGTTGCGTCTCTGGAGACAAGTAGGCAATCTCAAGCGAACCCTGAACGACGTTCGCCATTGTGAACAAACCAACAGGATCTCTTGGCCTATCCCAAACAGGTAGAATCTTTTGACCAACTTTCACAGGCATCGCTCGACCAGCTTGGAACACATCAATCAGCGCATCCCAAAGAGGTCGTTGTTTTTCGTCAAAGACACCGTCGAAGGTGCAGCGTTTTTCATAGCCGCTAGTCTTTGCAAGAGAACTTAGACCATAAGTGTCTGCGAACTCCGTGTCTGTCGTTGAATGTGATCCCGGCCAAATAGGACCGCCAGAAGAGTCCACTCGATTCCAACGGATCTTGAGTGTTAAGTAGCTGCTCCAGCCGTGGAAGCCGCTGAGGTCTTCAACCAAGTCCATAGAGATTATCTCAAGAAGACTTGATGCGTTGTTCGTCCCCTCTAAATGATCATCTTGCGTTGACCAGTCAGATGTCACGCCTTTTGCTGTTACATCAGTTAGTGAAACGAACGCGCCAACTCGCCAAGACTCTGGAACAGTTTGTTGAGTTACTCCGCTAGTGTCTTCGAGCCCGATGTAGAGGCTGAGTAGAGGAGCATTCCCGATCGTCCCCGTGCCAGACAAAGAAGAAACCCAACCAAAGATGTCGAGTTCACCGAAAGCATCCGGCACTCCTTCATCGCAGAATGTAGACCATTCCCTAAACTTGTTCAGGTCAAAGTTCTTCCAGTTGCCAGTAGGAGAGAACACCTGCCCCATTCCATAGACGGGATTAGACAACATATCGAGAGCGACCCAAGCAGGGTTGTTAGACCACTCTTCGTTGAAGATCGGAACATCAACTGAACCGCCCTGCCATACAGGTACTTTCTTGCCCTGACAAAGAAGCGTAATGTTTGGCGTGTTGCTGTTTACTTGATCACTAGCGCCAACGCTAACCGCTGCGTAAGCAACTCCGGGATAGCTAAACTCTTCAGTCGAGAACGCTGTGATGCTGTCTACTGTCGTTTCGCCTTCTGCGCCAGACGGAGGACTAGCAGCCTGAAGACGGAAGACTTCAACATTATAATATTCGCGAGTAGCTGTTGCGATTTCGGTTGACCAGACTGGACCGTTCGTGGTTATGACGGTCCCGGTGTCTTCGATCTGTAGAGCACCAGTGGCAGCCGTTGTCGCATCCGGATAGGCGAAGTTCTTGTAGAAGTTAGTCGCTACAACATCGCCGTCATCCAAAGGACAACAGATTCGCAAGTTGTCAGCGTGTTCCGGATCATCGGCAAGAGATCGAATGTCATAGATACGATTTCCATATCCGTCGACTTGGTTCACTGCGTTGGACGCCCACGCTCGAACAGTCTGCGATGAGCCCCCGATAAGTCCGTCGTACATCAAGATCTGTGCGATGTTCCCACGACTCTCTTGATCAGTGTTTGACCCGTTATAGTCCAAGAGCGAACCAATGTGCAATCCGCAGTCGCTTGCTGCTGTCTTGAACATCGGAGGCACGTGACTATAGGCTGGCATATTTGTAGCAGTTCCACGCCAAGAAAATCCGGCAGCGTTCCCTGTGTATTGGTAGTCAGAGAATCCGCTCATCTGGAAGCCAGATTCTCCCAACTGGACCTCTCTCTCGACTCCGTTGACATAGAGTCTGAACTTTCCATTGCCTCCAGTTGGAGTCCAAAAAGTTCCGTCGTATGAGACGGTGATGTGATTCAGGTCATACTGATCTGCTGCGTTGGGCCAAGAGGCTGCGCTGCTGCTTGTTGTGCCGATTGGCGTTGTTGATCTCCACCAACTACCAGCCCAGTCATTAATGGCTACGTTGCTTTTGTCGTAGGCGTCGATCCTCAAGTAGACATCTCCGACATTTCCCGGCATCCAACTTGCGTAGTTCACGCAAAGCCGAATGCCGAAGAACATACCGTAATGGCCTAGGAGGTCCGGAGTGTTCAGACCCCAAAAGCCGTTTACGTTGGAGTCCATGTCGCTGATCTGAGACTTGTCATTTGACCAACTCATCAGCCACATATTCTTGGAATGGCTGAGAGTTCGCATGCTCGCCCAACAGGCGAAGGTGAACTTGAGGTTGGGATCAAAGCCTGAAGAGCCCGGACGCATCAATGCCATTCCGCTGCTCGTCGTATTGAACAACGTATCGTCTGTATCAGCCGTGCATTGGTAGTATCCCTGACTCGATGGCGCGGTGTAGTCAACGCTGTCATAAAGAGAGAACGGGATGTCAACGCTAAACGGCGATCTTGTCAGGGCATTCACCGTGAACGGTGGCAACAAGATCACATCGGAAGTTGCAGAGCCAGCAGAGTCTGTCTTCCAATACTGAACTCTTATCGTTTCAGAGTGCGGATCAAGTGATCCGTCATCGTTCTGAACGAAGAGTCCTTTTGCGAACAAGATCTGAACATCAGCTACGTCAGCCTTGGATGACAAGAACTGAGAGATGAACTGCGTCGAGTCATCGTCGATGATTCTGTTAGCGTAAGAGTAGACTCCCGCAGCTTTGTCTGTTCCAGAGATCGAGAGTGTGCCGTTCGTGAGCTTGAAGTTGAGGCCGTAGACTTGCCCCGGATCGGTAACAGGTAAACTTGCAGAGCCTAGTAAACCGTCAAGAGGCTCTTGCGTGTCAAGACCTGTCCGCCATGTGATGATTGAGGGGACATGATTGCCGTCGAGTCCATTAATCTGGAATCCGACCTTCGATGACAAGCCAGTCTGCCCTTGATTGCCTGTTGCTGTTTCAAAGCTCGCGTCATCATAAACATCTCCAGTCGCTTCACCGAACCCCTTGATCGGTCCGTGGCTCACCGCATACATGGAGTTCAACCTTTCAGACACACCGATCTGCAAGGAGATGTTGGACCCAGAGTTGAACAGGTGGGGACCTGTCACCGACTGATTGAAGCACGGAGGAGCGACGCGCATCGTTCCGTACACGACCGGGATCGCGTCACCTTCTGGCCTGTAAGCGTTTCGAAATCCATAGTAAGAATAAGTCGATCCGCCTAAGTTGTCTACAGGCTGCGGAGGAGTTGGCATCAACGCTCGGAAGATTGCGCCAGCTACTTGCGATACTACAAACGCCCCTAAGATGTAAGGAATCACAGCAGCAGCCGGACCTGTCGGCGCTGCTCCGAAGGTGACAAAGTCTCCGTCCTGAACAATCGGGTCATCGTTGCGAACAACAGAACCATTCAGCCAAACAATCGAACCATGCTCTGCGTACTCTTCAGGAGTCAACTCAGATACTTTCGTATCATCTTTGAACTCTAACGAGACTGCATCCGAGTTTGTCCAGTCGAATACATTGTCAATCTTGATGACTGTAATCATCGAACATCCTCTCTGATTCTGTACACGCCGCAGACTTGAGTAATCATGTATGGACGAACTGCAGCCACGCCTTTGTTGTGTGTGGCTGTCAGGAAGGTCGAACGCTTGGGTTCAACAAGCACATACATATGACGCGCTATGCCAGTCGAGTCTTTCGCAAGAACAATGTCGCCAACAGATTTTGCGTCTGAAAGTTCAGATCCTATTCTGCTGTAGCTGCTTGTTAAGTCTTCGAAGTAGTTCATCATCTCATCTCGCGCGCCAGCACTCTCCTGAACACGAAACGGAGAAGTTGCTGGAGGCGTATGACCAAGTCTAATCAGAATCGTTTCTGCTATGGTGGAACAATCCATGCCAGAACGATCTCTACCGTGAAGCTTCCACGGGATTCCCAACAAGTCATGCCAGAGAACAGCCACTAGATTGAACCCTCTGTTGTTGGAGTAGGTATGCCGGGGAAACCGCCGAAGCGACCGGGGTGAACAACCGCTACACCTGCTGCCGTTTCAGAAGTGCCGTGAACTCGACAACCATTCGGTCCGTCTAAACTCTTGTCGCAAGTCGAAAGGTAATTCGTCGTGTCCGTGGAAGGTACAGAGTATCCGCATCCGGCGCTTCTGTACTGATGACGGCATGAGTGACGCATCATTCTCTGAGCAGGGAAGAAGTTCTCATACATTGATACATCTCCAAGTTCAGCCGCAACCGCTTCATCTGTAGCGCTGATAGAAATGATCTTGAAGTCGTGTTCTATGACTCCTTGATTGACAGAGATCGCTCTCAAGTTTGTCAAGATCAGACGAACAGGCTGACCGATCAAACCCTCGTAGCTTTCTAAAGTACCAATGATCTCTCTGCTCACATTCGAGACAGTCATCGTCACAGAAGGCAAGCTGCCGGATTCTGTTTGTTTGATCACCGTGTGTGTGATCGGGAAAGGTGAGTAAGTGTTTCCCCTAAAGATGACAGGCTTGTTTGTCTTGACAAACCTATAACGAGTCGGAGGACTCGTAGGTACTTCGATCTCATAAAGCCATAGCCATTGACCGTCTGTCGCCAAGGCGTTCTTCTCAGCCATGAAGAAAGGGTGAAGATTAAGACTCATGCGTTTAGCTCCTCATCTACAGAGAATCCTAGGTCGTAAACTTTTGGACCAACCTCTCTCACAGATAACTCTGAACTAGAGAACCAAGCTACGACTGACTCCGTTGCGTCTGCGGTGTCGCCGCTAACTGTTCCGTCGTTACTGATTGGAACTTGAAAGTTGAACGGTGTCTCGCTGCCAAGGTGCGAGTTGAAGAAGGTCTGCAAAGACTGAAACACAGACAGAGGAGCAGACCGGATCATCACACGCCATCTTCTTCTCGCCTCCGAAGTTGCTGGACCTGTGAAGGTATGTCCAGAGTCGAACGGAATGCGATACAAAGGATAGGCACTCTCTACAGTAACTTCCACCTCGACCTCCCAAGTGCCTCCACCTGTAATGTCCAAAGCTCCGGAGGTCGCGTTAAGGTTTCCGACTGCGCTACCCTCTCCTGAAACGCTGATTGAAGCCTGACTGTTGGGGTCATCCGTAACAGGTTCAGCAGTTAGTGTTCCCTCTGTCCAAGCCTTCATCGTGATAGGGTTGTAGATGCGATAAGAACCGCCAGTCTCTATCTCAGGCACACTTGCGAAGAAGGAGAACATCTCAGTTCTTCCATTGAAGTACATCGGTCCGTTCTCGATGACTTGGTAAGGTGACGAAGTGTCTGATTGATACGGTGCTGCTGTAGAGGTCAACTCAACAGGCGAACCGTTAAGCGTAACATGGTAAAGAGCCGCCGCCTGTGGAGTTGAAGCTGAAGGGTATGTCTCTGCCCTGAATCCTAAAGTCTTAAAGTTGCCATCGTATAAAGCATAGGCCGTGTTGAAGTCAGAGATCGAAGGAGTGGTTGACGCGCTCCAAATTTGCTGGGCGATGACAACGTCATCAGAAGAAGGGGCTGTCTTGTCGTAGTCGATCGAAGTCCTGTTTACGATCTTCAACACCGCGCCCGTGACGGTGTCTTCTGCGTTTGTTGTCCATTGCAGCAAAGCCATGACTCCGCTGACTGAGCCGCCGTTCGAAGTACCTCTCAACATGATCCCGACTTCATAGGTCACTGCTGAGTATGGAGCAGTTCCGCCGCTTGGGTTTTCATCTCCGGGCTTGAACTGAATCGACCTGTGATGATTGAAGAACTGCGTCGACGGTCGACCGTGAACGAACATTCGCATTGTGTTGAAGTTCTGGTCAGCAGAAGCTGCTGAGTCATCGCCGTCATAGTCAATCGTCACAAAGTCATTCGGCGCTGTCGTGTCCGTCTGGGAGTCTGTCCACAACATGAGCCGACGTATCTCGTCGACACCAGATCCATATTCATTCGCAAACGCATCCGAAGTGAACATTCCGTTCGCTTGAGTTCCGGGAGTACCGAACTTGCCCGTGATTGGGTTTTGTTGTGGGGTCGCGATCTGCAACGTGTTCGCCGTTCTTTCGAACTCGTCTCGGTACAAGATCGTCGACGCGCTGATGTCTTTGACTTCGACAGAGAAGACACCTTCGACGACGCTCATGTATTGAGGGACTGTCGATGTGCTGTCAGGATCAAGGCGTGGCGTCACGTTGACCGTTCGGTCCTTCCCCATACCCCAACCGAACGTCTTGTCTGCGAAGGTCGCTATCTTGTCGCTGTGTGAGTCTTCGACGTTGCCACTCGCAGCCGTATGGGTGACACCACTCGCAGCGACGGTGTAGGTGTTATTCCCAAAGACGTCGTCTTTGAAGCATTGAGCTTCATCAAGATTTTCTAAAGGCCAATCACGCTTGACCTTTCCGATGAAGCAGTTCATGTCAACGTGACCGCTCCCGTTGTTGTCGCACTTGACTCGCAGGAAGTAAGGTTCAGAGAAGTCGATCTTACTCGCGCCACCGTCGACCACTTGTTGAATCAGCCTTCTTGCTGTTCCCGCAGTTGATCCTGTTCCGCTGAACTTTACCTGCCAGAGTTCAAGGTATAGGTCGACTCGATTCTGTCCAGAGTTAACGACGGGATAAGCTGAGAAAGCATAGTGCTGAACATGAGTGCACCACCAAGCTCTTGAGGAAGTTCCTGCAGTAGCGTTGTAAGCGACTAGCGGGTATCCACTACCAGCGCGAAAGAACAAGCTGTTACCGTTCCACGATGACCAAAGGTTCACCAAAGTAGGAGAAGCTGAACTCATTGAACCAGAAGGAACCCAGTTGCCGACTCCCGGTCCAGAACCCATGTTCAGGTGATTGTCATCGGTATCTGTTGTGTCGCCGTCAGGAAATTGTTCGCGACCTGCTGCCGTCGGTGAAGTTGAACCTGTTCCTCCGAAGGTAGCTCCAAGCTGACCTCCACCTGCACCCATGATTCCGAACTCAACTTTGAAGTCGATGTCCTCAACCGCAACAGAATCTTCTTCTCGACAAAGAACTGATCTTTGATACAAGTCACCGACTCCAGCAGAATCAGTCATCAGCACAGGCATGACAGGATTCTGCGAGCCATTGTCTATGTACAGTTCTTGTCTACCATAAGTCTCAAGCGCGCCGCCAACCTTGAACGGATAGTTAGCGCCGTCTCCCGCAGAAGTACTTACGCCGTCTGTTGGCTTGAACCCCATGTACCAGAAGAACCAAGGCATCGACTGTGTCGTGCCACCTGCTGGAGTTAACCAGTCCGGCGCTGCAAAGTCTTCGTCTTTGGGAAGGACTTGCGTCACAACCTATCTCCTCTGGAAGGTGCTGCGGAAGACTCTATCTTCCTGCATGGCTGATCGAATCAGGTTTCGGATCGTGTCTTGTCTCTCAACTAGAAGCTCGTCAACTCCGCGAGCGTCAACCGCTGAGATGTTGAAGGACACATTAGCTTCACCACCGCCGTTCATTTCGACGGGAATGCTTCGACCGTCAGGCAACGGCACAACAGCTTCGTTCATCTTGCCCTCACCGATCAAAGCCAAGTGAGGCTCTGAAACGATCGGACCTCCAGTCGCATAGCCACGCATCGGCAACGCTCTGCCTAAGCCGCCGCTAACAACGCCGCCGTTAGCAAGAGGCGTGATGTTACTCGCACCGCCTTGAGCCACGCCTCCGTCAGCGAAGCCGCCTATAGCAGTCTTGATTGCTTGTAGGATCAAAGCCTGAACAATCATCGCAGCAGTCTGCATGATGAACTGTGCAGCAAATTCCTTGAAGGCTTCCGAAGCACTCTTCGATCCATCTGCCATCGACATGAACGCATCAGTAAGACCTGAAGCGAAGTTGTTCAAGGCTCCCTCTGTTACGTCTGCCATAGCCTCGCCCATCGTAGGGATCGAGTTTGTGAAGTTATGGAGTCCAAGTTTTACACCAGCCTCGACTTCTCCAAGCTCTTCGAGAGAACGCTTGAACTCATAGGTCGCCGCCGCTGCCTCTAACTCTTTTAGTTTGAACTGCTCGACATTCATGATCATGTTGAGCATCTCTTGACTCTGCTCTTCTGTGATCAGACCACCCTCTAGAGCGTCTCCGATTTGCTCCTTGGACTCAGCAAGTTGACTCTTGAGATTCTCAAGGTTGAACACAGGGCTCATCTCGAAGAATCCACTAATCGCACCTAAGCCGCCGCCCATAGCGTCAGCCAACTCTGTGCCAAGTTTTCCTTTCACCGCTTGCGCCATTCGCGCCGTCTCATCAAGCGCAGCTTGAGTAGCGAGTTGGAAGCCAAGCGCAACTGGTCCAGCAAATGCAGCAGCGAAGAAAGGCTCCATCTCTTTCATCACGCGCAGTCTAGCGCGCTCTGCTTTCCTTGCTTCCTTCTCAGTTTCCTCTGTTGATTTTCTTAGAGCTTCTTTCTCTCGCTCTTCCATTATGGTGCGAGCTTCATTGAATCGCTCGACCTGTACGTTCATCGCGCGCGAGAACTCAGCAACCCTCTTCTTGATTACTTCGGCATCAACTTCTTCTTCAACAAGTTTAGCCCTAAGAGCTTCAGCCGCAGCTTCCTTCTTGTTAGCGAACTCCTGCTGCTCAAAGAACGATCGAGCTTCGATCCTTGCAAGCTCTTTGTCGAAGCCGTCCTTCATCGTCATGTCTAGGATCTTCTCGTTCTCTTTCGCTCTCGCAAGGTAAGCATCGTTAGCTTCTATGCGAGCAGAAGAAAATGCGCGAGCAGAAGAAAGAAGTGGACCGCTCATAGCCTCGGCTACTTCCACAATTTGTGATCCCGTAGTCTTCAAGCTATCGCCAAGTCCGTCGACCGCTTCGGATGCTTCCTCGACAACCGCCTTCGAAGTCTTGTTCTTGTTGTTGAAGTCAATCAGGGCATTGGTCGCTTCCATTGCCTTCGGCTTCAAACCGATCATCTTTCGGCCAAAGTTGCCTGTCGTTTCAGCCGCTGCTGTCATAGCAGTCAGAGTGTCACCGAAAGCTTCTCTCTGACCCTTGAAGGTCTCATCGGAAACAAGTCCCATAGCGTTCCCGGCTGCTTGCACTAAGAAGACTGCGCTATGCACAGCAGTTCCGAGTGCAACCACGCCTGTCGCTATCGTGCCAACAACTAGTCCAACTGCGTTAAGAAGAGGCTCAAGGCTCGTGATGACGCTCTTGAAAGTCTCTGCTTGTTCTGTCGCATCTTCAAACGATTGACCTGAGCCAGTCATAGTCTCAAGTATCGTCGTGCCTAAGACAGCGAAGCCTTGAGTTGCACCCTCTGCCATAACAGAAAGCCGACGGTCAAGAGTGTTAGACATCTTGTCGAACGCTTGATCAGCGGCTCCAGCAGCTTGACCGATTCCTTCGAGTTGGCTCGTCAGCACCTTACCTTCGTCGGCTGTTAAAGCCATGATGGCTTTCGCGCCTTCCGCTCTTCCTGTCAACTTGATGAGCGCGTCTTCACTTCCTCCGACAGCTTCCATCAAGTCATTCATTGCGAGTTGCAGTCCTTTAGTTCGGATTGCGTTCGCGCCCATTACTTCGGACTGCTCACCAAAGGTCTTCTTTGCAAGCTCTCCCTTCTTCAGGAAAGCCGTGAAGACTGCGTTGAGTTGAGTTGTAGCTTCAGAAGTTGAAAGACCTTTCAAGGTTAGAGAAGCCACAGCAGCAGCCACTTCATCGAAGCTGATACCTAGCTGCGAAGCGACCGGAAGGACTTGACCCATAGAAGCAGACAACTCGGGAATCGTTGTCTTACCAAGCTGAACAGTCTTGAAGATCATGTCGGACATAGAGCCGACTGCGTCTTCCGTTACGGTCATGCCGTAAGCGTTGAAAGCTGTTGTAAGAAGGTCTACTGATTCTTTTGTCGTTGCCAAGCCAGAGATGCCTAGCTTGGTTGCGCCTTCGAGCAGAGTCATCGCTTGCGCCGAATCAGTAACTCCAGCAGAAAGAGTCTGATACATACCTGCCGCAACTTCAGGTGCAGGTACACCTAGAGACAGAGCAAGGTCTTTAACTTTGTCTGAAGCCTCTCCAATAGAAAGACTGCCTTCCCCCAAGATCGTAGAGACTTCTCCCATCGCTGCGGAGAACTCTCTTGCGCGTTTCACGCCATCGAACAAACCTTTGAAAGCTGCTGCTGTAAACGCCGCGACAACTGCTGTACCGACTAGCTTGATCGCCTTGCCTAAACCCCTGAAAGCCTTTCGGGCTCGGCTCGTCTGCTTCTCAGCAGTCTCGCCAATGTTTCTTAGAGCTTGAGAAGCTAAGTCTTTAAGACGGACTTCGTATAGGAGGCGTTGCTTTGCGGTCGACATTAATCACCTGCCCCTTCTTTGCGCTGCTTGAGATTGCATCTTAGTGCGTTCCATCTCTCTTTCGTTGTGCTCGCGATGCAGCCCTTCCCAGTAACCACGCTCTGCGTCAATCAAGTCTACGCCAGAAAGAAACGATCGAGACTGATCTAGCCAAGCTCCAGCAACAGGCATCACATTGCGCCTGTCGTAATGAGAGTAAGCTCTAAGCAGAAGGTCTATGTGAATCTGTTGTGCTGGATGTGCTTCCTTTATCATCGAGGCTGGACATCGGTTGTATCCAACCGTGCCCTTGCCTTCACAGCGAACGCAATCAGAATCAGTCCCAGCACATCTCGGGCAAGTCGACTCCCAAACCGTTCGGTTAGACGGAGAGTCACAACCCCAAGACTTGCGAAGCTCTTCAGAACCCGCGCGACGGCAACGATCACAGTCAGGGAAAGGTTTACCGCAAGCCTTCGCAGTTGCGGCTCCCCATCCCTGTGCTACCGCCGCGCGGATCACTCCCCCTCTTCCTCCGTGACCGCTCCGCGCTCCATAACAACAGAGACAATCTCTTGCCTGTGTCTAGGCAGAATCCTGTCAAGGCATTCATCCGTAACATGACGAGGATTGCCTCGCGCTGTTTCGAACGGAATGTCTATTCCTTCTGCGTTTTTGAAGTTGCTCCAACCTCTGAGTCCATGACGGAGAACAGTAAGTTGATGCGTCCCCGAACGGAAGGATAGCTCCTCCTGTCCGGGGATGCTTGAGATCATCGAGTCTGCAACCTTGGCCTCTTCTGCAACGGTAAGACCGCGCAGAGTGAATACTGTTCGTTGCTCTTCAGGGAGCGAACGATCATCTTCAAGGACATAAGTAAAGGTAGCTTTCGGGTCGAGTGCAATCGGCATTTCGGGGCCTCCGTAGTTGCCAAGTTTCTAGAGTTGATAAAGGACGAACTCGTTGTTAGTTCCGAGTCGCTTGTTAGTTGCCGCGCCAGCAGCAGTTCCGGTGTTGTCGAAGTCTTCCTGAATTGAAGATCCATAGTCGCCACCAGTCAAGGTACTCGTCGTATCGTAGACAGTAACCTCGTCTCTGTTGCCGTCAGTCAGTCCAGTAAACTGAACCGCTGGCATCTTGAACTGGAACTTGTTGCCAGCCGTTGTGCCGACGTTCAACTTGGTCCTGCTCGTCTCTCCAACGAGGAACCTTTCCCAGAAGTCATAAGTGCCAGCCAACACAGCGTCCGGGTTCCAAGTCATCGTTGGAGTCCTGCCCGTGATGTAAGCCGCAGAGTATCCACTTGCGACTTCGACGTTCTCTCGAACGGTGACTTCGTTGCCCATGTTGATCGTCAAGGCGTTGAAGATCAGACCAGAAACAGCCGCTGCACTTGTTGCGCCATAGCTTGAGTCTTGAATGGTCATGTCCACGCCGTCGAAGCTCGGAGGAATCGGACGTCCTTCAGCGACAGGTGTGAAGGTCAAGCCTTCGGTGTAGCCGTGCAGTCTTCCGGTGAACGTGAAGTTCATCAAGACTCTGTCACCAGCAACGAACACGAACTCAACATTGCCACGACATCCGACTGCGCTGATCGCTGTCCCGGTGCTTGCCGTCTGTGAGTTGACGACGAACTCCATCGTGAGAGAAGAGTATGCACCGCCGCCAAGACGTTCGTCGCTTGTCGGGAACCACGCGCAGCCACTTGCTGCCGTAGTACCGCTCTGGACTCCGCGAGCAAGGGAGGTAGCTCCGCAGATCGGCTCTGTGTCTTGGGGTACATTCGATGCGCCAGCCTTGATGTAGAAAAGCTCTCCGTCATCGTATCCCGTATCTCCAATCACTCGCCCGGAACGAGTGCTAGTTCCGTAGGTAGTGTCTGAGCCATTCGCGCCGATGTTCTCTTTGTGGAACATTGTGTAAGGCGCGTTCGTTCCGGCAAGGTTGCCGATCGCAGACCTGTAGAGTGCTCTCTGTGCATCGGCAGATCCTGCGTCGTTCAGCCCGTCAGCAGCTTCCATTCCGCAAGCCTTGAGAAGACTACCCCACCGAGGTGCAGTCGCAGCCGTCCCACTCCCGGCCATCTCGACAGAGAATGAAATCTCGATCGTTGCGCTCGGGGCGGTCTTGCTTGTTCCGGGAGTTTGCATTGGGACCGGAGTGATCGAACCACGAGTTGGGTTGCGATCGAACTGTCTGTTCGTGATCGTCCAAGTCGGCTCGGTCGTTTCGATGTATCCTGCAGAGTTGTTGGGCTCGAGATATGTCCCCTCGGTACTTTCGAGGGCGAAGTAGACCTTGCGGTCAAAGGTGCGGAATGCCATGAGGGGGCTCCTAGTTCTGGTTCAGGTTGGTGAGTTCAAGTCGTTCCACACCGTTCGGTAATCCACTTCTAGGATTACATTCGCTGTGGTGTAAGGTTCGTCATCTTCTGTGGGGTAGAACACTTCATCGCTAGTCATGCGAGTGTTCAGCGCGTTACCGTTTCTGTATCGGTCGATCAGAACGGCTTTGTGTACGTCTCGGATGAATCGTTCAATCTTGCTTGCTGCGTCTGTTCGAGTTCGCAAGAACAAGGTCAGTTGTATTCTGTAAGCTGCTGCAATCGTAAGAGTGCCCTGCGTTGCTTCTCTGTCGTAATCAGTTGAAAGAGGAACGATCACGATCGCAGGAAACATCTTCAACTCCATCGGACCTGCGTCAATCCGTTGGATCTTCTCGACCGTCGTGTAGTAGTCAGAGCCAGCAACCAAAAGAGGAAGAGCAGTATTCTGGAGGTTGTCCAGAATCGCTTCTTTAACAGGTGATCCGCTAGGGGGCATGAAGCATCTCCTCCAAGACCACCCTGAAAGAGAATCCGTTGTGCCTAGTCTTCGTCATCACTAAGGGAGCCGCGACCATTCTTACAATTAGGTTCTCCGTTCCGGAGTAAGCCTCATTGGTTGTCGCATAAGCTAAACCCTGAGAACCGCCCGTCGACTTCTTCCAAAGAGTCATCGCGCGGTTGTACTGCGTTTTCGTCGCGTTGCGAAAGTTGAGAGTAAACTGACGAACAGCCGCTTGACCTTGGGCTGACTCGCTAGACTGAGTTTGCCGACGCTGAACTAGCGGACCCTCCCAAGGAGTCCTGACACCCCTGCGATTCACGGCGACACCTACCGGATAAGAGTCCGGAACAATGTCCCAAGTGTCTACGGCTGAGTAGGCCATCAGACCGCCCCCTTCGTCTCTACAAGGACTTTAAGGAGCCTGTCCGATAACTCGGGCAACTTCTGTTTGCCGACCACCATGAGCTTCTCAGAGGCTCCTAGGCGAGGCGGGACTTTGACCGAAGCCTTGAGCTTGTAGAGAGGCTTGACTCTGCCTTTCGGAGTGCGATACATGATGATAGCTTCTCCGTGTTTCTTCAGGATGAAGGTTGGTCCGAAGCCTGTTGTGTAACCGCCTGCCTCTCTGCGAATAACAGCCTTAGGCTTTAGCGTCCCGGTGCTTGGCCTAAGAGCATTGCCTAAAGGTATGGTGAGCATTTTGCCCTGAGCCTGAATAGTTCCGCCTTCCTCTTGAAGGCGCGCGTAACCTGCTCTTCCTCCGCCGACCCTAAGTATGGCCCTCAATGATCCGAGCTTGTTTCCTACAACTCTTCCACCGATCGAAGAACGCAAAGCACCAGATCTTGCTCTTAGTTTTCTGCCGCGAGTCGGACCCGGATAGTATCCGCTAAACTGCTGCTTCTTCATCCGCTGAACCCAAGTCTCTTGGAGTTCGACGAATCCATCTTTAGCAGCTTTGAACAGCTTAGGCGCAAGCGAGTCCATAGCTCGCTTGAACTCCGGAGAGTTGCTTATGAAACGAAGATCACTCATACGCCGAACCGCTGCCTTCGATAGGGAATCAGCGCCTCGATAACATCAGGCAAGAACTGAACCGGACCTTCTACCGCTGAACCATAGTCGTTGATCTTTGTTGACTTGGTCATTGGCTCATCACGCCTTCGCCACATCGCGATGACCTGCGTTTCACAGGCTGAAGCAATAGCTGGATAGTTGATGATGATGCCATCAGTAGTTTCTGCGAAGCCTCCGGTGTAAACAACCTGAACAGCGCCGGGGGCTGTCAATGTGTTGTTTCCTAAGTAGGAGGTAATCGGGTAGTGGTTGAAGTGAACAGCGCCCGTCTCTAGGTCGGTGTGATAATCAGAAGAAGACTCTGCCGCCGCGCTAGAGAAGTTCCAAGCAACATCAATCTTGATTGAGCTAATAGAGTTCTGAGCCGGGATCGGATAGGCGCGCAGAAAGATCACACGCTGCCTCGGTCGTATGTCGTACTCTTCTGTTCTAGCTTGTTGCTTGAGAGGTCGGTCTATGAAGTTTTCGATGCGTTGCGAGACAACAGCAATAAGCTGATCCAAGACGGTGTCATGGGTCGTGCTTGTGATCTCAAGAAGAGACTTGATTCGATCTTTTGTTGTCGCGTCCATCTACCTATGCTTCAGGAGTTGAGTCCTTCGTCTGATAGGTTGCTTTCTTAGACTTCTTCTTAGGCTTGCTCTCTTTCAAGCCTTCGACTAGCGTGACGCTTGACTGCTTGCCTTTCAGAAGAGCTTCCGCTTCATGTCGTTTCGTCTTGTCCGGGCTGTCAGTCGCAAGAGCGATAACGTCGCCAGCAACGCCGAGAAGTTCATTCCGATGACCACGAAGCTCGTGCCCTTCTTTGATTAGATAGTGCTGCATTGTTTTTGTTGTTAGCAGGGTTGAGAGAAAGGCTGACGAGTCAGGCAGGAGATCGAACCTGACTCGCCAGCGCGAGGGTGGAAGAAGTCAGCCCCGCTAGGTTTTCTTCTTAGTCTTCTTCTTTGTCGTCTTCTTCTTCGCCTTCTTTGGCGCAGGTTCAGCAACAAACTTAGAGACGAGAACAGGGGAGACAGTTGCAGTCCTTTCAGCGCGAACAAAAATTTCAGGCTGTGCAGCAAACGCCTCACGATCATGCGAGAGATCCGTGTCGATCACATATCCCAGTTCACCTCGAACGCTTCCGTCCGGGTAAAGCAATACAGCGCGCTTCTTAACTTTGTACTTCATCGTTTTGTCCTACACGTTGAAGAGAGGAGCCGAAGCTGCGTTTGCATCATCGGACACGGTGTTGGTCAGGTAAGGCATCAACACAAGCGACGCGCTGTAAAGGTGCGCGTTGCTTGCGGAGTGATTAGCTCGCAGACGAATAAACCTCTGCGTGTTGTTGAGGTCGACCGCAATGATCTTAACTTCGTTGTCATTCGCATGAGCGAAGGCAGCCGTAGTTGCGTCATCAGTCGTGTTCAACTTTTTACAGGCGGTATATGTCCCCCCCGATGTAGTCGCTTGCTCAACATGGAACGTAATGGTTTCACCGCTATAGATGTCGCCAAGATTGATCAGGATGAACGCATAAGCGTACTTCGCTGTGTCCACGCTGTTGCCGTCTCGGTCTGCCGAGAAAGAAGCAGGTGAGTGCAAAGAACTTACGACAACACAGTTGCCTACATCGAGGAGGGTCATATCGCAATCTCCTAGACGGTCAGGTCAGGAGTTCCAGCATCGCCCGTGTAGTTGGGCATAGTGATGATGCTGCAAGAAACGGGGAAGTTGTCAGAACCGCCACCGGAGAGATCGCAAGCGATTCGGACGTAACGCTTAAGGCGTCTCGCGTCCATCGCAATGAGATACTGACGATCGTCAGTTGCTCCGGCAGTTGCTGTGACAGCAATCTCTGCATCTGTCGTGGAGACTTCACCGTCAACGAGTTTCTTCGCTGTAGTGAACGTCGCGTTGTCAGAAGCCTCTTCAACTTTGAAGGTGTAAGCCGAAGTGGTTCCAGCCTTCGCACCGCAGTCGATGACTACGATAGCGTAGGTTTCACCAGCGAGGTCAACAGCCGTAGCGTCTCCGGAAGAAGCAGAAAGCACCTGCGGTGTAATCTGTCGAGTGACGGCAATGTTATTGCCAAGGTCTAATACAGTCATGGGTATAACTCCTGTCGATCAGCTATCGACGCAGTAAGAGAAGGACTCAGGGTGACGAAGAGCCACGTCACACCGCATCGTAGCGCGGATGTGAGTCTGATCCTTGGAGAAGGCATCGTCCGAAGTGTCGGATGCAAGAAGGCGGAGTCCACCCCAACGCGCGATGAGAACATCATCCCAGTTGCCGAAGCAAACAGAGCGCGTCCAAGATCCCGTGCCAGTAGTCGGCGCGGTCATCTGCGTTGAAGTACGGAACTGATAACCGAACAAGGTAGTAGCGAAACCTTCAGCGGTGTTCACGGCTGTGAGCGGGACTGAAGCACCACCGCCATCAACAGTCATCTGACGGATCTGAGAAAGCATGGTCGGGTGAATCGCCCAGCCGAGGCGACCACGAAGAGCGTTCGCTGCGTCAAGGTCAGACAAGAACTCCATCATGATCGCAGGAGTCGGAGGAGTGTCAGCGTCCGGGTCTGTTGAGACAACGGTGCTAACTCCGGCAGTCTGCATGATGCCGACAGGCTCACCTGCGCCGCCACCTGCTGAACCGTTAAGAACACCAAGGTCGAGAGCAAGTCCAAGCTGTGAAGCAAGGTCTTCTTCGATGATGGAGTCAGCGGTAGGAGTCGAAGTCTCAAGGAGAAGGTTCGACAAGATCACGCGACCTGCAACAGTCTTCGGCGTCATGTTGATCTGCTCGAAGCCAAGATCACTTGCAGTGATCGTTGAGTTCTCGCTGACCCAGTAGCCTGTAGCTGAAGTGGTGAGCTTGGGGATCGTAAGAGGAGTGCTGCTTGCAGCAAGGTCTCTTGCGCCAAGGTCGTAAGCAACTACGTTAGCCTTGAGCTTCTCAATGACCTGAGTGATCGCCTCCTCGGGTACGATGTAGCCACCGCTGGGATCTACTCCCGTGCTCATGGCCTTCTCTTTCATCTCAGCGAAGACTTCCTTCTCGTAAGGAGCGTCGCGGAAATCTTTGCGAGCAAGAGCGCGGCAAGCGCGAGCCATGCTGAAAGAGTCGGTCTTCTGCTCAGAGGTAGCGACCTCAACACCGGGGAGGTGTCCACGTCGCTCTTCAGCAATGTTTGATTTGACTTCTTCGATCGCGCCTTCGAGTGACTTGATCTGCTGCTGCAGTTCGTCACGCTTAGACTCTTCGGAAGAGCGCCACTCTGAAATGGTAGACTCTAGGTTGTCGCCTAGAACTTCCAACTGCTTCTCAAAAGCAGATTCAAGATTCGGTGTATCCATTTGGATCAGTCCATATTGGGTTTGTTGTTTTCTGAAAGTAAGTCCCGTTTCATCCGTTCCGCGAAACCCCGGACACGGTCATCTACCAACTCTGACAACTTCTCAACTCGTTCGGCATCGGACGCTTTGGCTTCGGACTCTGTTGCAGGGTCGCCTTCCACGTCACCGATCGAATCTTTTTGAAGAGTCTTCGTAAGGTCGTTCAAGCTATCGACGAGTCCACGGGTCGCTCTCGTCTGTTCAGCTTGCTGTTCAATCAAGGAAGTCATTGCTTCGACGAGCTTCAACTGAGGACCAACGGTCCAGTCTTCTTCAGCGCTCTTAGCTTCCTCGGGTTCTGTATCTCCTTCATAAGGAGAACACTTCTTGTCGCAGACTGAATTGGCAACAGCTACGGCTTGTTCTTGATCCATACCTTCCTCAATGAGTTCAGGAATTTTGCGTTCAACACATTCAGACTTGCTCTCGCCATCCTGCCTACAAGCAGGAGACTTCTCTTCTGTAGCTTTCTCAGAACTGTCTTCCTTATCAACTTCAGGCTGTACATCTTCTGCGCTCTTGATCGAGAGCGCGCCGAAGTCAACGAAAGAGCGGATGGCAGCGCGTACTTTGGTCAGCGCTATCTCTTCGTTCGCAGGATAAGTATCAAAGAAACGCGCCGCCGCTCCGCTGTTCATAAGACCTTCTGTAGTCAAAGCCTTCACGCCTTCTTGCAGCGCGCTAGGGTTTGCAGGAACAGCGACCACAGAGATCTCCATGAGTTCGGCTCCTGTGTACAGTTGTCCATAAGGACCCATGCCAAGCTTCAGACGCTTCTTCTCGTCAACCTCTTCCGAAGCTGTAGGCATAAAGCCAACGGAAGTTGCTCTTATGAATCCACGCGCTGCAAGCTGATAGATCGTGTCTGCGAACTCGAACGCTTCTTTCGGAGCGAACTCAATGTCAGCCGTCAATCGCGCTGGTCCGTATCGTCTACGAACATTGGTAGACTTTCCAATCGGAGGAACACTCTTACCATCATGAGCCCAAAGGACTACAGGGTTCTGCTTGTAGCGGGATATGTCCCATCCTTTGACTTTGATGATGTCGCCCATTCGGTCAACAGTTTCATCAGAGACTAGGTAAGAGATCGAACGCGAGTCTTCGTTCACAGACAAAGGCTCTTGAGCTTTGACGCGAACCTGCAGAAGTTCCGGATTCGTTTTTATCTGAGCAACGCGATCAGATCCAAGTGAAGCCATGTCTTGCATAGACGCTTGGCCTGATGCGACTAAAGCCGCGAGTTCGTGGTGAGTCATCGTCTAGGCTCCTGCTTAACGACTGGAATAGTGGTGCATCTGCAATTCACAACCTCACGCGCGGAAGCTGCTCGATCGCCGGGAAAGTTTAAACCGTTATTGAAAGGCTCTCCAACTAAGACAGTTTCTCCGTCTAGTTTTTGATGAGAGTCTCTTACGGCATTGTCTCGGCTTGACAGCCAAGTGTGTTGTTCGATTCCGTTGTTGCCCATCTCAGCAATACGCGCTCCGTTGTTTGCCTTGATAGTTTCGGTTCGAGCTATGCGGTCTGCTCTTGCGTCAAGCTGATTCATCTTCAAGTCGATTGCCGCAAGAGATTTGTCTAGCGCAACTCGTATCGCTTCTCGAAGAGAGTTCACGCTGCCAATGTCAGAAGAGTTGACCGCTGTAAGTACCGACCTTCGAATATCAAACGCAAGGTCAGATGTCGGACCTTCTGCAAGGTAGACAGGGTAGTCCGCGTAGAAGGCTGCGATGAAAGGATCTTCGATCGTCGTTATCGTAGCGGACAATCCAATCTCAGCAGCAAGACCACTAGCGGCATCAACCTGCGAGAACTTGAGAGTGTCGGTGATCTCATCAGCAAGCATCGCTCCCCACTCTTCGACATTGATTGCAAGAAGCCTTTCCATCTCTGCGTCTGTGAACGCTTTAGTCTCGATGTTAGCAGCAGCTTCTTTCTTGCCTCCGGCGATAGTCTTGAGCTTCTTTCTGACAGATAGAAGCAGATCGCGGTATACGCGCTTGGTCCGCTTCTTAACTTTCTCGATCACCTCCTCTTCTTGGCCCGTATACAGCTTCCAGAACTCTACACGTTTCTCTTCTGTGTCAAGATGCTCAGGCCAGTCACGTTGTTCTCGTTTAGCTTTGTCCGGGTTGAATCCCCAGTTCCTTAACGAGATGTCACGCTTGCTCGGGCATCCCTCTTTCGCTGGTTCGCCTTTCGGCATACCGCTCATTCTTGAGATGAAGCTGATCGCTCGGTTTGCGTTCCTAACATCTTTAGCAGTCCACTCAGACTTTTTCTTGCGAAGCAAGTTCACGTTCCGCGTGATCACTGCTCTCGAATCCAAAGATGCTTCACTTGAGCATTCGGTTTCACCCCAACGCTCAAGCTCGCTCGCTCCCATGTTGACGGTCTTCTTCCACTTGGAGAACACTTCATCCAGAGCTTCGTCTTTGGTTACTAAGTCTTCTTCAACAGAGCGGTCTTCGTTTTCGTCAGGCTGTTGATCATTGGTGTCAGACTGCGTTGCGCCAAGCGTTGCAGGGACAAGGCTGCTCGGAACCCATCGCTCGTCAGTTCCTTCAAGCTCCTCTTCCGAAACATCCCAACCTGCAAGATGTGCTGCTTCTTGAAACGACCTGTGGCCTTCGTTGTAGATCTTGAGAGTGCGTTCGACCTTAGCGTTCATGTCTTCGCGCAGCGCTGAAACGCCTGTGATGTCGAAGTCTAGAATTAGCTCAGAGTCTTTCGAGTCGATGCGTCGTATGAGCTTGTGCTGCAGTTCATCTCGCAAGAAGTCGAGGTAGGGAAGAACTGATGACTCCCAGAAGATTCTGTTCTGCTCTCGCGCTGTTGCGTAGTTGATAGTTTCAAGACCAAGAACAACAGGCGGCACACCGAAGATGGAAAGGATTGTCTGCCGATCCCAGTCGCGAAGCTTCTCATGCTCCATCGCTTGAGGCGACATACCAATCTCTTTGTAGGTGGTCCCCTGCGGAAGTACCGCTGTCTTCCGATGAGACTCAGGGCGACCATGGGCTTCATGCCACGCTTCTCTAATCGCGCGCTGGTCCGAATCCGTTAAGGGTCCATCGCAACTAAGGACACCTCCGGGACTGCCGCCGTTCTGCAGCAGAGCTTCGTCGTACCGATCAATGATGAAGTCCTTTGCAGCCGTGCGGTAGGCTGCTTGCATTGGCCCCATTCCTCGCAAAGGATTCACAGGGTTGATCTCTGCTACCTGAACAACTGCATGAGCCGGATAGTCAATCCGACCTGCTGAAGTTTCCATCCGCCAGAATGCGGGTAGCTTTGTTTGAGGATCAATGACAGCTTCGACAAGGTCGCCGCGCACAGGCCAGAATTCTTCAGGCTGTTCGATGCGAGAGGTCATGCCTCTTCCGCCGTTCGTCGCTCTCACCGGAACCATCAAGCCGCTGGGATCACGCTTCAGCAAGATGATGAACGTCTCTCCGTACAACATCTGTGAAGTACAAATCGAACGGAAGAACTTCCGCTGACTCATGAGAGGGTTGGGCAACTCCAACGATTGCGACAGCGCTGAAGTTGTGTCTTGCTCTACTTCGCCTGAACCTAGCTTGCGATCAAGTCGAGCAGGAACGCTTGAGGCTGCTCGGCTCAAAGCTGAGATGCAAGCGTACACCCAAGGGTGCTGTGCGTAGGGGTTTGAAAGGTCAGGCTCACCGCCTAAGCCAACGCTCCAGCGGTAAGCGTTGTCGCCAAGGTATTGACTCTTCGTGACGCCTTCGAGGTTAGAGTTCTTCCGCCCGAAGGGGTCCGTATAGTCGGTACGCTTTGCTCCGGGCTCGGGGCGCGCGTCACCTTCGATAGACCGATTGCCTCCGGCTCCAAGCTCGTTAGAAGTGATCACCACCCTTGGCATACCCTGAACCCCTCCAAATGCCAAGAACTTTCCACGCCGACCCCCATATCTAGTGGTTCCGGGCCTACATCCCCCTAGGGGCCGTCGTAAGTCATATTGGTTTAGGGATTTAGGAAATCAAAGTTCTCGCAAAGTTTTCCCGGAAAGTACGACCTGTTCAGGGGCACATACCCGATACTACTAGTGTCGAGCGAACGAACGCGCGGCACTCACCACCACCTCAAACGGAGACAAGACATGACCAACTCAAACAACACCCCCCTCGCTGGCGACAAGATCCGCTCATGGGACTCAGCCAAGACAAGCAACCCTGAGCGCGCCAACTACAGCGAAGGCATCGTAGAGGCCACAAGAGATGGCGAGATCCAGTTCACACTTACGAAGCGCGTGATCGCCAACGAAGACTGCACCGGAGACGAGGCTGGACACACCGTCTACACCTACGCTCAAGGCAAGCTCCTCGGAGATCGCTCGATCGTTCGCGTCGAAGTTATCAGCTAATCACCACCACCAACCAACCAAAGGAAACCAAAGCCATGACCAATGTCATCCTAATGCAACGCGCAACACCCCCGGTCGAAGTTCGCGTGATCAAGAGCTACCTCGAATCTAAAGGCTGCGAAGTCTACCTGACAGGACGCCACTCCAAGAGCGGATTCAACGCCTACAGAGAGAACGAGTTGACCGACGAAGAGAGACAGCACCTCAACTCTATCGAGGAAGAGTACCTCGCTAACCCGGTAGCCTTTCGGCGCAAGCATAGCTCTTCGAACTAGAACCAACTAATCACCACCAACACCACCAACACCGGAGAACATTCAATGTCACATACCAACACAATCACAGTCACGAAGCGCGATGGATCGACCAAGTCAGTCGAGTCACCCTACACCAACATGGAAGCGATCATTCGCCTCGACAACCTTTGCTTCAGCGGCTCGATGCCTCTCAACAGAAACAGCTTCGCCGTCTCTTTGGCGAACGGAGCTTCTCAAGGAAACGGTCTTACCCAAAAGCAACTAGCATGGGTTCACATCATCGTCGTTGAGCATGAGGCTCCGCGCCGACAGCCTGAAGCCGCTGGTCACCTTCTTCAGATTCGCAGCATGATCGACAAAGCTGCCGAGACTCTCAAGTACCCGAAGGTGAACCTCGTCACTTCTTGCGGACAGAAGGTTCGCTTGCAGCGCGCCGGAGATGCAAGCCGTACTCCCGGTGTGATCGGTATCACCGATGGTCGCCCCTTCGGTAACAACACTTACTTCGGTCGGATTGATCTGGACGGTACACTTCGTCCTAGCGCCAAGATGACAGAAGCCGTCAAGAATCTTCTTGTCGCTATCAACGAAGACCCTGCCGCTACCGCTCACGCTTACGGACAGCGCACAGGTAGTTGCTGCTTCTGCGCGCGCGGACTTACCACAGGCGAGTCAGTCGCCGTCGGCTACGGTCCTATCTGCGCTAACAAGTTCGGTCTTCCTTGGGGAGAGGATCGCGTCTCTTCCACCGTCGAAGTCTCAGCGGCTGAACTCGAAGATGCCGAAGTGCGCGCCGCGCGCATGGGAGTGCTATAGCGATGGACTACTATGTATTCGTCTACGGAACTCTCAAGAAAGGTGGAGGTCTCCACGGTGCTCTCGCAGGAGAGCAGTCACTCGGAGACGCGAAGCTCGATGGCTTCGGTCTCTACGACCTTGGATGGTTTCCGGGCATCGTGGAACAAGCTGACTGCAAGCCTGTGCAGGGAGAAGTTTACAGGGTCAGCGCTGAGAAGCTTGCAGAGCTTGACAGCATCGAAGGCTGCCCGTCGCTTTACAGGAGAGCGGTCAGAGAGGTTCGCATGGATGACTGCAACGTAGCTTCTCTTCGGTTGCAAGGTTCTGACTTTTGCCAAGTCTACATCTACAACGGTACGCCTCCTGCAAACAAAAGAATCGTCTCCGGGCTATGGCCCGTGGATGGTGGTGATCGCTAAAGCACTGGTACTGCCTTAGCATTGAGCCGGGATCTCTAACGAGACTCCCGGCTTTCTTTTTGTTTGTCGCGCAAGTTGTCTTCGAGCAGAGCAAGTCTGTCTTCGTCAACTTCGAACGTAGTCCATCTGAAGCTGCAAGCTAGGCACTCTCTTCTTCTGCAAATAGATCCACGCTCGTAGTTGGGTCTTGAGTCGATGACTTTGTTGTTAGTTGCGAGACACTCAGGGCAAGCGATCGCCCCGCTCACCTGTAGAAAGCTCTCTTGGCTAGACCTCTTTGAACGAGCGTATCGTTCGCTGACATCATCGGACCTTCAGTATCGAACGTAGGGCTGTACCAAATGTCAGCAAGCCAACGACCGTACTTTCCTTTCTTGTCTGACTTCGTCGCTACGATGATGTCCGAACCGATCGGACACATCTGCCGCAAGGCATCGCGAGAGATCCTGCCTTGATCTTTCTCCGGACCTCTCATCTCAGGCGCGTTGATTCCAAACAGCCTTAGCTTTTGCTTCTTCATCCAAACGCCGAAGCCTAAGTCGATGTCTACTGTAACGGTGTCGCCGTCGTAGATAGAAACGATCCGCGCTCGGTAGGTGTAGTCAGGTGACACGATTCCATTCTCGTCAGGTTCAGGCATAGCAGAGTTCCTCGAAGTTAGATAACGAACACGCGCGGTCCCCCTCGCGAACGCGAGAGACAAAGAAAGAACGCATCAGCGTGGTCAGGTGATGATCCGTAGCGCGCGCGGATCTTGTCTTTAGCTTCCATCTTCAGGAAGCCGCGCTCATTGTATTCGTAGTTCGTCCAGCCGAGTTGTCTCCAAAGTGTTCTCTTCCATTCGCGCGGTACGCAAAGGTGTCCGTTCATCAAAGCCATGCGTCCGACCCAATGAAGTTCGGCGCGACGATTCAACAGCTTCATGTCATGACCTAAGAGCCATGCCCAGTCGCTGATAGCTTTTGAACCGAAGTCGACAGCGTCTGCGATGAAGCCTTCCTCTCTCATGCGGTCAATGACTCCAGCGCCTAAGCCGTCGAGGTCTACATGAACTTGCCCTTCGGGAATGTTCCACTCTCGCGCCATACGCATAGCGCGCTTGGCTGTGTCCATCAGGTCATCGGATTGCCACGAAAGCATTGACTCAACTTTGCCGTCGATCATCACGCAAGCAACTGTGTAGTCGCTGCCGCTACGAGCTACGTCTAGACCCATGTGTCGACCGCGCTCTACCTCTGGTTTGTTCTCTGCGTTTTCTTCAAGCAGCCACTCGGGTATCAGTTGGTAGTCGCCGCCCTTCGGAGGGAACTTGCCAAGCACACGAACGAAGTACTGCGGACTGTCTTCACCGTAGAAGTCTCCTTGCTCTGCGATCCAGTCACGCGAGATGATGTCAGCCGGAACGTCGTGCGCGCTGATTGAAAACCTTGCCCACTCTCCGCGCTGGTGTGATTCGTAGAACGCGCCGTCTGCCCTGTTGCCGTTTCCGATTGCTAGGACGTAGCAGTTCGGACTCGTTAGGTATCCGCGCATAGCATCCCAGATCGGGTCAGCAACACCGGACGCCTCATCGACGATGACCATCAGTCCTCCCGGTCCTCCGGGCTGTGAACCTTGCGCGTGGAAACCTTGGAAGCGTTCCTCTCTGTCAGTTGACAATCCCATCGCGTACCAGCTTGGACCGATGTCAAGTCGAGTCTGCATGAGGTCGCCTTTGAGCGAGAACCTAGCCGCGCTGTAAGCTGAACGAACTTCTCTCCAAAGCAAGTTCACCTGATGCCAAGTCGGAGCAGTCGTAACAACGATCGCGTCCGTCCGCGTCATCACAAACCAAAGCAACAGCCTCGCAGCCCATGTCGTCTTGCCAGCGCCGTTGCAACTGACCGCAGTCACTCGTTGCTTTTGAACGAGAGCTTCACCGATCTCTTTCTGCTTTGACCAAGGCTCCCAACCTAGGATGTCTTTCGCGAAGCCTACCGGATCATCGACGTACTCCGGGAACGGTGATTCAAGTTGCGTCCCCAACTTCGAGTCCAACTGCCGCCGGACCTGTGCCCAAGACCTCGCTGTCAATCCGTCGAATGACTCTTGCTGCTGCATCCTTTGGTACTTCCTCCAGTACGATATCTGCGAACCTAGCCAAGACCGCCGTAAGGTCTCGCGCGTTGAGAGCGACCGCTGCATCTAGCTTAATGCTCCAAGCCTTCTCTTGTCTTCTGGAAAGTCTCTCCGCAGCTTTCGCCATGTGATCGAGAGCTTCATCATCCTTGACCCCAGCGCGCAAAAGCTCGCCAAGCCTGTTCAACAAACGAGCCGCCTCTTCAGGATTAGCCGCTACCCGGATCCGATCAAACAGGTCAAGCGCCTGTTGCCTGAAGTCAGGAATGTCACCTTCGGCTGCTCTCTGTGCAGCGCGCTGTACTGCAACATCCAACAAGGCTAAGGTCTCGCGCAAGTCAAGCAGCGAAGGATCAGAGCGCGCCTCTTGGTAAGCCTCTCGGAACCTGCCTACACTCTGTGAGTACCTGCCGTGTTTGACAGGCGCTCCTCCAAGTCCGCCGTGGTATCGGCAAACCTTGCGACCCGGAACTACAGAACGCTTGCATCTGTCACCTGAAGTCTTGCTCTTGGCGCAGCAGCGATTCGGTTCATCTCCGGGCTCATACGTCGTGGAAGATTGTCTAGGCATTTAGGAATTCCCTTTTGAATTTACTAACAAAATTAAGGCGAACAAAATAGGTAGGTAAGCTACCTACTTTTGCACGCTTCAAAAATCTTCTTCGTTGCTCGGCTCGTGCCTGACCGTGCTTCGCCGTGCTCGCTCGTGCCTTTCCGTGCCTTTCCGTGCTGGACCGTGCCAGACCGTGCCACACCGTGCTAGCGCCGTGCTGCATCGTGCTGAACCGTGCCTGATCGTGCCTGACCCTGCCGACCGTCACCCGATGAGGTCCGACTCTGTTCGGGTGAGGTCCGACTCTCGTAGACTCTCGTCGGTCGAGGTCCGACTCTCGTTCATCGACGTCCGACTCTCGTCGGAGCAGGTCCGACTCTCGTGCTTCGAGGTCCGGCTCTCGTCCGATGAGAGTCGACTCTAATCCTTTGATTTGCATTCGTAGGAAGTCTGATTGAAAGGATAATCCTTTCATTTGGATTCGTAGGAAGTCCGATTGAAAGGATATGTAAGCACTAGTGCTGCGTCGTGCTCCCTCGTGCCTACCCCTCTGACGCGCTGATATTGGCGTAACTGTCTCGTGCCGAGTCGTGCCGAATGGGGCTGATGATCGCGTCATCTGCATATCGTCGATTTGCAAATGAAAGGATTCATCCGCCTTGTGTCCGTGTCGATTGACCCGGATTCCGCGTCGATTGCCCCGGCTCCTCACTGGTCCCGCTCCTCTCTGAGCGCCTCAGCAAGCGCAAGCAGCCTCTTCTCCAGCAGCGTACAACGACTCGAAAGCATCGTCGATACCTTGCTGTGCAGCTTCAGGCGCGTCGCTAGCTGTGCGATAGCATGGAGAGCTTCGTCTAGCAGATCAGCTTGGATCGCCACCTGTACTCTCAACTCCTCTAGCTCCTCAGGTCCCGGCTCATCCGGGAACAAGCCTCGGTTGTTAGGCGACCAGATCAAGCTCCAGCCCCCAGCCCAGCCGGAAAGTTGAGAACCCCTTGGGCGGGGGGGCGCTGCGTAGTTCGTACCGCCCTTCTTGCTCTAGCCAGAGTTGTTCTGTACCCGCCTCTGGTTGGCCTAGCGGTAGTGCCCATGAGGTTCCCCCCTGACCCATGGGGCTCTCTAGAAGTCAGTCTGTTCATTCAGTTCCTTTCATCCAGTCAATGACTGTCGGTTGTCCTGTCACGCCAAGCAAACACCAGCACTTGAGGAGGGAAGAAGTCGAAGGTCTCTGCGCTGAAGTCAAGCTTCCTCGACAGGACCACATTAGGGTAAGCCGCCTCAACTCTGTCCAGTACTTCTCTCAACACAGAGAGCTTACGTTCAACATCGAACGACCACTCGAACGCTAACTTCCTGATGCGACTGAAGGGGAACGATTGCTCACAGAGCATGGGTATCTCTGCCCCTTCAATGTCCAGCTTGACACAGTCCGCACCGGACTCATCGAGCGCGTCTGAGATCCTGATGGCTGGCACTTGCACAGCAGTAGACTTGCGCCTCTCCCATTGAGTCGAGTGCCTCCACTCCTTGCCCTTCTCATCACACTTGAACAACGTCACGCTGTCCCCCTCATGTGAGTCAGGCATGATCGCTGCATGACGGATCTCGAAGGGTACACCGTTCCTGTCAAGGTTGGCTTGAGCAGCAATGTAGTTCGCTTCCTCTGCCTCGAAGCCAACGACTTCATTCACTCCAAGCCGATGAGCCCAGCAAGTGAACGCGCCGATGTTCACGCCTCCATCTAGCCAACGGTCGCCCGGATCAATGGTGAATCCCTTCTTGGGTTTCTGGTAGCCGTTGCCCTCGATGACTTCCTTCAAGGTCTTCTCATCGCTGGTCCCTGCACGACACAAGAAGGTGAGTGGAGCATTTGCGATCTCCTTCCTATTCGGTTGGTAGATGTAATCCACCTCGCTCGATTCACCGTCCCTAACCATGCGCGCTTCAGCGTCAGTAGTCGCACTAGCCTTGGCTCTCTTAAGCTCTTCTTCGCTCGCCCCTGTATTGGCGAACCTCGCCTTGGCATACCACACGATTGTGTATCTCTTGGCATCCGGTCGCTCTGGCCTAAGAGGCGTAACGCCATGCATCAGGCTCTGTCCGTTGAAGACCGCAAGCGTCATGTCTTCGCAAGCGATGTAGCAGTCAAGCTCTGGGATGTGCAGGTAGCCACCGCTCACATTCTCCCGCATGGTTAGCATGGCTGACCATGAGCCTGATGTGTTGCCTTGGTCTTTGTGGTAGTTGAGTGGAGAGGTGTCGTTGATGATCCCGGATGTCCACGGGCTGTCGCCTAGTCTCCAGTTGCTTGGAGTGTCCGCCATAAGCTGCAACTGCTCCTCAGCGATCTCAGGCGCATAAGTTTGTAGCTGTCTCCATGCGCTCTCGGCTGCCATGTTGAGTACAGCGGCTGCTGTTGGGTAAGCCTGATTGAAGCTAGAGATGCGCGGACCATAACGCCGCCTAGCCTCTTGAGGAGCAACGAACCCAAAGGTTCGAGAGCGATAGTCGATACCGCTAAGTCGAGCGTTGCCATCCCATGTATCGAGCTTGTCTATCCAACGCCTAAGCGCGTTTAGATTGCCTCGCTCATCTTCAGGGACAGGACAAACGAAGCCGACGATCTCATCTCCCTGAGAAGGTGATTCAGGATCGCCTACAACAAGCAATCCCTCTTTGATGATGAGCGCTCCTTCAGGAGGAGCTTCTACAACCTCTCGCGTCTTCGCGTTAGTGCTTACGCGCTGCAGATGATGAACCTTCATGACTGCTCATCCGGCAAGACCACAAGGTTGCCCATCACTTCAGCGATCTCTTCGTTGCGAGTCATCTCTAGTAGCAGATCAGAGTTCGACTCCACGCCGAACACTTCCCTCCACTCCTTCAGCGTCTCAACGACTTCTTCATACTGCTCCATCGAAAAGGGAAAGACCAGCGAACGCAATCCACTCTGCTGCCAAGCATCCATCTGTTCAGTAACTGAATCAGACAACTCAACCCCTGCTAAGTCTGCGTTCAAGTCACTACCTCGCTCGCCTAGGATCGAAGCAACATCGCTAGGCTCAAAGCCCATCGCTTCAATGACTTCATCGCTGTCAGGCATATCGCGAAGCGATGTCAAGGTCGCCTTCAATACATCGTTGTCCCATGAAGCCAGTTCAGCAGTACGATTGTCTGCAATCGCATACGCCGTCATCTCAGGACCAACCAAGTTAGAACGCACCGCGCTAACCTCTTCCCAATCCAAAGCGCGAGCAGCTTCAATCGTTCCGTTCCCTGCTCTAACTACGTTGTTCTCGTCAATGACGATAGGCTTCTGCTGACCGAACCGCTCAAGGCTTTGCTTGATAGCTTCTAGGTTCTTGTCTGAGTGCTTCCTAGCGTTGCTAGGGTCTAGCGTAAGTTCTTCCAGCTTGATCATCTCAGTTTGCATCTTTGTCTCCTTTGGTTTGGGGCCATGCCCACAAGTCTTGATCATTCGAAGTCGGGCTC